CCAAATTAAATTTACGCATAACATATTCGATGGCTCTATAGCTACCTTCCCCAAAATCGGTGTATAAAAGGTCGCCACCAATATGTTCTATCATGCATGATGGGGACTTTTCGTCTCTAAATTCTGAGTTAAAAGGTTTGGATATGGATTTAAAATTTCTGCAATAAGCTTGGAATATTTGATATGTTGAGATTACATCTAAGAGATTACTTTTGGTTAATAGGTTTTTGGTTGTAAAATTCATTTATTATATTTAAAAGAAAGGGCTATCATTTCTGACAGCCCAATCATTAACAACTATAAAACAACAATATTATTCTACCAAGGTGATTCATCAGAACCATTATTACTACCAAATGCAGCAGTAATTGGATCTAAATCTGGATCAATACTTGGTTTTCCAAGAGCTTTGTAATCATAGGCATTAGTCTTGTCAAAAGCCTTGATGTGATCTGGATTTGCTTTAACTTCTTCAAGAGAAGCAATAAATCCATAACGACGCAATCCTAACGAATAACCAACTTTCTCGGAATCTTTCTTCTGATATTCTTCGGCTGTAATTGCCCAAACTGCAAACTTACCACGAACTACTGGCATAAGCTTATTCAAATAATCTTCAAGATTATCAGAATCAATAGCATCTACTTTTTCGGTAACGCCCAACTTTTTTGCGATTAATGCAATGTTAGATAGAAATTGTCCCATCTGATCTGCATTATCTTTATTGAAATAGATTGTGAAGTTGACACGACCTACCTTACCGCCAAATTTAGATGTTTCGTCTGGCTCAAAACCAGCATCTAGGACTTTGGGGCCTTCCATAAACAACACAACCTGCTGTTTATCACTTTTGCTTGATGTTTTAAGATCAAATCCTACAATGGCAGCTTCCTGTACGCCATAAGATAAATACTTACTAACACCACTCTTCTCAATTACAACTGCACCGCGCGTATTAAAACTCATATATTAAATTTAATTGTTACTAATTATTAGACATCTGGCGTCTCGAATTCTTCACCACAATCTTTACATATATATCCCCAATTGCCATTACTTAAACATTCAGAAGAATCACATCCACAATATGGGCAGTTATAATCTGAATCATTATATCTCAATTTAGAATAGTCTATTTTCATTTTAAATAAATTCTATCCCAGAATGTAGATATTGATTTATCTTCATTTTTCTGAGAGATTACTATTTCACCGTCAAGATGTTTACATCTACCACCACAAGCAATGGAGTTCTCATTGTTAAAATTAATAACTCCTTCATCTCCACGACGAAAGAAATGCCCAACAGCATCAGCACTAGAACAATAGATTCCCTTGACTTTGCCTGTTAGATCTATATCTTTAGTCTCGACAGTATCTCCAGATTTTTTGGCTTCAATAAACTTATCTTTAACATGAGCTAAAATGATAGTATGTTTTGCAGATTTTGCAATCATATCATACCATTTAACCATTTGGTCACGACTAAATTTATAACCATTGCCATCTCCCAATTGGTGAACAGTTTCAAACTTGGGACTTCCCATTTTATATCTTTCGCCAGTTGCTGGATCCATATTAAAACGTTTACCCATAGATTTGCCCATATAATTAAGCGTTCCAACAAGTTCAGACCATTCATCCAATTTGGTACCCGAATCTATTATTACATAGTCATATGGATTGCCAGCATCGGCAATAGCTTTAAGAATTTTCTCAAATTCTGGCGGATTACCAGCTTGAACCACATTTGCATCAACAAAATCAGCACCTCCTGGCTCTAATTCTATTAATAATGAATTCTTTAATTGTGCTATAATGCTAGTCTTACCAGCTTTGGGCACACTAAATATAATCATTGTACCAGGATTTACAGCAGTTGCTGGTCTTGGTTGCATGGGTAATATAAATTTTTCTTCACTCATATTAATCAATCATAAAATATTGTTTAATTAAAGGCTTTTCTATATTTCCATATAAATCCACCTGATGTTTTTTGAACTCCAGAACACGCACTACTGATACAATCTTTATTAAGATTTAAACTATCAGCAGCTTGTTTTATAAAGTTCCAGTTTTTTATTAAAATTCCATCTAATGAATATTGAGATACTGGAGATATCCAGCTACAATCAATTCCAGATTTAATTAAATTATTAATCTTTGCATGTTTAGTGTTTTCTAAACTTGTACACCATTCTAAATTTAATATAAAATTATTAGATTTATCACAATCTATATGATTAACTTCCTTTTTATTATCTGGATTTTCAATAAAATGTATAGCAACCAATCTGTGTATTTTAAAATACTTTGTTTTTAGATCTTTTCTTAATGAAACAAATCTATATCCATCTTTATCGGTTCTCTTATATATTATTGAATCTGGTTTTGATATATAACTAGTTCTTTTTCTTCCAACAAACCAAGTTTTAGCTAGAGACTTTACGTTTCCATAATTACTAATTTGATAACTTTCTTCATATCCAATAATTGGAATCCATATTTCTTCCATTTGCATAAATTTAAATTATATACAAATATACGTAAAAATATTGATTTTATGAAATAAAAGTCTTAAAATCAGTTAATTATCTATATTGTTTCTCGATTATATTTTTCAATCTGTTGATAAACTTTTTCTGAAGGATCTCTAGGTAGTTCTGCAAAATAATTGCACGCTCCTAGAAACATTAAATCAATTGAAGCGCTAGATATTCCATTACGATTGAGATTAATTATTAATTCCCTATGGTTGTGTCCAATTCTAGCTAAATCCCAAGGATTTCCTGGTACTCCACCATATTGTTGAATACCATATCTTGCTGGCCAAAATAAACTTAGCATTAAATTAACATCCCTACCAACTGCTTTATTATCACCAAGTCCATCTGGGCTAGGCTTGAGTTTGTCAATTATTGTTCCTCCAGATTTAGTAAATTCCTGTCTTTCCGAATCTGCTGCTTGTTGTTGAACTATAGTTGGGATATAATTCCATCTATCTCTCATTTTCAAGCAATATTCACTACTAAATCTACCCATGGATTCTCTCAATGACTCACCTTTCTCTGGACTTAATAAAGAGATATGATCTACAACAATAATAACATATTCGTTTGGATTATCTGGAATATAATAATCTATAACCTTTTTTGTTGATATAACCCCAGTTGTTGGGTCTTGCCAATCCATGTCCTTATATATATAATGTCCATGATTTTCGGCATAGGTCTTAACAACATTATAAATACCAAAAGGATTTCTGGTAGAGTCGTAAAACTCAACAATATCATTAAATTCTTCAAGCCATTCTTGAAACGGTTTAGATTTTATGATTTTAAGAATTCTTTCATCGAGTATTTTACCTTCAAACATTGATTGCAAATTCTCTGGAGATATGATTTCACCATAATCCCTAAATAATTTATAACTAATAACGGATATTATCTTTTCTTGCTTAGCCATCTCAAGGCTAAAGTATAATATTTTAACCTTAACATCTTTATCGCGATTCTTCATGTACCATTCTATTGGTTGATACATATAAAGAAAGTCCGTAATCTGTGTTTTGCCAACTTTACTATTGGCTGAGATCAAATTATATCTACCCTGAACAATTCCTGGTAAAACTCTGGATAGTCTAGGTAGACTCCATGGTATGGCTATTATACCTCCATTGAGTCGTTTATTTCGATTATCTTCAAGCTTTTGAATTATTCTATTAATCATCTATTAATGCCTCCATTTGCCTCATAGTATATTCAGAATCATTAGAAGAATTATCAATATGGTGTTTATATAAAATTCCTTTTAACCTACTACTAATACATATCAAATAATTCATTAATACTGGTTTTTGTATATCACCACAAACAAAAAATAATATTGAAGTAATACCAGTATTAATATCTTTATGGATTTCAACATAGGCATTAAGAACATCTTTAATTGTAGATCCTGGGAAATAATGATTAGCTAACAATATTAGATCATCAATAGATCTATTCCTACCAGAAATACATTGTTCTTCGCTATTATCACTCCAATATGTTTTTGGTGAACGTTTATCAAGGTAATCTTTTAATAAAATCTTTAAAGATTTTGGATCTTTAGGTGCTTCTGTGTAAAATATAGTTCTCATTATTATTTTGATTTAATTAATCCTCTCAAACAAAAGGCTGTATATATACTAAACATTAGTGACATTTGATATTCTTGCATATTATAATTATATCCAGCCCAAAACGCGTTAGAAATCAACCATAATTTGTACGACAATAATTTATGATCATTAATATTAGCTATATATCCTAAAATTGCTATTAAGGCAAAAAGTATTTTAATCATCATACTCATCTAGCGGATTAGATCTTTGCTTTAAATTTGCAATAGATATGTCATTATTTATACAATCATTAAATTCACAATATGAAGGATATCCTCTATCATTTCCATAAAAATCAATTATTTTATGTTGTTCTGGACAAACTACTCTATTGTCACATGATTTATGTGTTTTCTTAAATGGCCATAATCCAGTTACATAAGTATGAACTTCTAGTTCTATTTTTAATTCACTTCCACATGTTGGACAAATTCCAGCCTTTAAGCATAATCGAAAATATTCTTCCTTAGCTTTTATTGTGGATTTATTTTCATTTGCTAATGTTATTAGTTCATTAGCTTTATTTAATAGTTCAATATTCATAACCTAATCTCCATTGATTTTCTATTTACCGAAGGCTCATCTTCCTTCTCTAACCATGCCATTAATCCAGAATTACCATCTTTCTCTATAAAATATGGAGCAATTTGCATTCCTCGATCAATAGTTTGCTCATTAAATTGAGCCACATAATTAGAACATACAGCCACTATTTTATCTATAGTATAATCAGCCATTCCATGCCCCTTATCGAGCTTTTTAAGCTTATCTACTAAGATCTTTATAGTTCCTCTCCATGGGTATTTACCATCCTTAGATCCTCTAGGAAAGCACTCTCTTATCGAAGTTGCTAGCTGAGTATAATCTCTGCCAATTCCTTCGATAAGAAATAATGCTTTTGGTAATAGACTAACAGTACCACCATCAATCAAAACATATTGCTTTGATGATAGTGATAAGTAGTCTACTTTTCTCTCCATATAATCTATGGATTTACCATTTTGTTTTGAATAAATTGCTAGTAGAGATAAATATTCATTAATACTTAGTCCTCTACGAGTAATTCTTTCGGTATCAATTGTAATTTGCATTATTTTTTAATAAGCCAAACTCTTATATTGTTGTCTGAATTTGGATTTAAAGCAACTACTGGAGTAAGATTGTCGGCTTTCTCGTCATCAAATGGATCCTCACTAATAAACAACTCATCCATTAATGTACAAACGCTTTCATTTGCTTCGGTTGTTGATAATAATACAAATGCTGCTGAAACTTCAGCAATTTTAGTCTTAAGTAATTTTTCAAAAACTAAATCTAAAAATCTTAAATCAGAATAATCTTCAATTATATCATTTAGTTGATCGAAATTATCCGAATTATAATCCTCAATACATTCATAAGCACTATCTATTCCATCAATGGCACGGATTCCACAAGAGCATAAAACTCTATCATTGCTTAAATCTCTTGTACCAGAATTTGATAATGTAATAGTAATACCATTGTGTATTAATACTATGTCACCTGCTCGAATTATGGTAGCTTCAATTGCTTGATCCATTGTTAATTTTGGTGGTTCTGGTATTGCTGGTATTGCGGGTTGATCGAATAATGATAACCTGTATTTAGCTTCAACTCCACTGTTATTAATACATTGGAAGTATTCGGCATCGGCAAGGCTATCCACCTGAGTATCATCTCCATCAATATATACTCCATTATACTCTTTACCAACAGTGATATTCTTGGCTTTTTGAGGAGCTTTAAAACATTTTAATTTTATTGACATTTGTTGTTGTATTTGATTGTTAATTAATTCTGGTTGTTCGCCTAATTTTAGGAAATCTTGATAAGAGATTTCAGTTTCTGTGTTACTTGGATGATTAAAATAACCTATTGGACTGTGTAAAATAAATGATTGCGCATTAAAATATAAACAATCTGAATTTACGTTTGAAATTTCCAAAGCATGACCAAACCATTTATATCCTAAATAAAAAGCTTTTCTCTGAACTAATTCTGAAATTTCTGGATTTGGTATTCTTATTTTATATGCTTGCATAATTTAATCGTCTAATGAAATTATCTTAATTGCACATTCACTTGGGATTGATATTCCAGTAAATATGTAATAAATTACAGTTATTGGAAATAATATTATAGACAAAAACATTAATATAATCCAAAATATAAAACAGCAAATAAATGTTAATCTCTTAAGCATATTCTATCCTCCTCGATAATTGCTCATAGTCTTCTTCTTTATAGCCTCTATAAGCCATTAATGATGATTGAGCATCTTCTTCATTAACTTCAAAGTATTTAGCTATTAGAACAACTAATTGCTCATCAGTTTTGGCTCCATATTCCATGGTTAAAGCAGAAATCATTATCTCAAATTGAGCCTGGGTTTTTTTAATCTTTGGATAATACATATTATTATGGATTGTATTCTTGACATTCAGATATATCATAAGATTTAACAGTTTTATCTCCTTTTGATATAACCAAATTGATATCTGATGAATAGTATCCATTGTTTGATCCATATCCAGGAATTTTAACCGAATATCCTTTTATTGGAATTAACTCTATGCCATAATCTGGAATTCTATTGAAGAAATTATCATTTGTTAAATCAAATTCCAAATCATCAAAATCATTTAGAACCAAATCATCAAATGATAAACTGTGACTTTCGCAGCAATCTTGATAATGTTCTGAGGATAATTTTATTCCATTATTAAACTCTATAAATTCCGAATCTATTCTAATTACTTTTAGTTTATTCATGTTAAAATATTCTTTTATACCAAGGTTTAGACTTACTTTCCAAATATAAGCCCATCATATGTCTAGCTTCTTCTATAATTGCAGCTCTACGTTTAATTACAGCATTACCATAATTAATATAGATTGTACTACCTTTTGTACTAATTAATGGTGTATTTTTAAATGCACCAACTTTAACTACGGTAACTTTTTTGTCATTACGACGAGCAGGCAATCCATAGATATTTTGAATAACTATAGACTGCCTACATTTCATTAATAATAATGCTTTCATATTGCAAGTTTACATCTTGTTTTATAAATAACTTCTTCTTCTCTGCGAACTGTAACCCTTCCTGCTGGAGTAACAGTTCTTATTAATTCCATACAAAATATATGTAATGGTTTTTCAACAAAATGCATGATTTTGCGACCATTAATAATTTGGCCTTGAACTTTAATTGGTTCTATTCTTCTTCTCATAATTACCAATAATTTAAGCATAAAAAAACAAACAATATTATAAATCCAATTATATGCGATACAACACAAAGAGATGTAGACATTGAATCATCATATTTATTTTCGTACAATTCTATTATAGCAGAAATTGTCCAGATAATATAAATTATTAAACAAATATATCTCATGATTGTTATTTATTTGTTTGATTTCCAGGCATACCCACTGCAATTATTAAAATTACAAATAGAGATATAAATATAAATGCAACGCCAAGTCCAACCCTGAGATCTCTACTCCACAATACCAAATTAAACGTAGCCTCACAAAAACTACCTGCTAAATAGAATAATACAGATAATAACACCAATACCACTACTGATATATTTAATGCTTTCATTTAATTATTTATAAATTAATAAACATGTTAACATTGGGCCACCTCCAGCATTATATTCGTAACAAATATAGTCTTTAATACGACCCTTAATTCCGCCAATTACATATTTGTGAATCCAATTGTAACGATTTTTATCATATTTAAGTTCGACATTGGACATAACTGTATGAGTAATTTGACCTCCTAGTAATCCAAATATTGGCTGTAAATATTGATCTTTTGTTTTGGCTCCATTAGGATTTCTTAATGCAAAAGATAATATAAATGCTTTATTATGTGTGCAGTCTGAAGATTGCGTTTCTATTTGCTTTAATAATGTTTTTTTAATAACACTAAGATCAGAAACACAAGTTAAGTCACAATCTATAAATGTAGAACCATAGTTTTCAATAGATTTATTTACTACTTCTATATTAGGAACATTTTTACATCCTTTATATATGTCAATAAATATATCTAAGTTTATTTCGCAAATAACAAGTCTGTCTTTACTTATGAATGTTCTGTGATTGTCTATGTGACGTTTATAGTCTGGGCCAGTAACAATAGTTGATGGTCTTTGCTTAGGGAGACATTTACCAACTCTTTCGTAAAACTCAGCCTCAATCATATGTTTGATTGAAGCTGAACTAAAGTCATGTGTGAATTTAGGATTCATTAAATTGTAATTTTTTCTAATGTCCCATTCTTAATGTAATCGAAAAATTCCATTAAATCTTGCTCATTTACATAAATAATCGAATCTAAATCTGTTCCAAACACAAGATGGCAATTTTCATCTTCCATAAAGAATAAACTTCCAACTGGATATTCAATTGTTTCTGTTGCAATAAATGATCCCTTACTTGGATCGAAATATTCAATTACTTTTGTTGTTTGATAAATTTGAATCATTGTTTTACTCTCCTAATATTTGAAATGAATATTCAACATCTCCATAAAGATCAGAGACGTATTGTTTTACGGCTATTTCTAGCCTGTTTTTAGGGCTTAAGCGGTTCCAATATGGAGCGCCAATAGTTTTCTTTGGTCTGGCTTCATCACTTACTGCAAAGGCGCAAAATGACTCTCCAAGAGTCGTATGCAATTCACATCTGTGATATCTTGGTAATTGAATGGTTTTAAGTCTGGTAATATCAGACTTTTCCATTTTACCATCAGCATTACGCTCAATTTGAGCAACTGCTTTACCGTTTTGATCTACTTTTGTTGATAATTCGTACTTGCCACGTGTGGCTAAGCGAGCTTCCAAATTAATGGTCAGCTCAATAGTTGTATTTGAGTAATTCATAATATTAATATAAATAAGGGTGTTTACGTACACCCTCGGAAACGTCACGATTACGCTGCTATAAGCAACTCTTGTGAGAAATTAACAGTTTTGCCTGTTGTTATTCGCTAAATTCTCTTCTATTCTACTTACTGCGAATCAATTACTACTCACCCCCGAAATTAATGCAAGAGATTTAAAGTGTTATTCCTGCGGCCACTTAACTCAATTGGCTTGAGCGAGTGGAGGTGGCGCCGACGAAAGCGCGTCTTCTTCAGTTGTCTAATAGCGTCATAAAATTTAGTTTGCGGATATAATAGGATTCGAACCTATGACCTAATGGTTAACAGCCATTTGCTCTACCAACTGAGCTATATATCCATCCTTTAATAAATAAATAATCTTCCGACCAATGCTGAAATTCCAAAGGCAATGCCTCCAGCTTGGGCTCGAACCAAGCCTTTATTTATTATATTTTTACGCCTCTCGACCAGATTGCAGCCCAAATAGCTGTTCTAATCTCTTTATTGAGTCCAGAATTAGCCAAAACTCTTGTCAATGTTAATTTACGACCAGCCTTACGACTGAATTGATCACCATGACCACACTTAGCTATAGCTATATGTTCTGTACCGTCAATGTTTAAAACGCATGATGTTGACTTTGCTGGCACGTTATGATGCCAATCAATTTTGATGTTTTCTGTTATATTCATTTGTTGTTATTTAGATTATTAATATTATTTTACCACAAATCTTCACTTGTTAATTCTCCGCCAATAATAGGTTTATTTAATTGTTTGGTAGATTTTACTAATTCTAATGCTTCCAATCTAGTTAGAAATCTATTTTTTGTTGTTAAAAATCCTTGAATACAATTGTGGTAATTTCTAATTCCACTTGATGCCATAAATGATTCACCACAACATGGATGCCTCCAACCACAAATTACAAATCCTTTGTCAATGTTATATGGCTGAAACAAATAGTCAATATTGTCATTGTGATAATTTGCAGCACACATTACATATTCAATCTTACCGTTGTTTAAATGTGTTTCTAATCTTTCTTTATCAATTGCCATAATTATTTAAGTTTTATCAAACTCATTTTAATGCCTTTTTATTTCCATAATCTATGCCAACAATTTGAAACCAATTCCTTTTAGAAGTTTTTCTATCATATAGATATATTCTTGAATTTAAATCTGGCTGACCCATAGATATCCATCTTTCAGTTGTGCATATATATTTCATTATTATTAATCACATTTAACTTTTTCTAATAGGAAACTTAATATACTTTTATATGATTTGTTTTTTGGCATGTCGCTTTCTAGTTTGCAGGATTTTAATAGCCATTTAGGTTGTAAAAATCCCTTTTTAATGTTTTTATAATATAAATAAATATATTCTCTATTCCCCCAATCGCTAGACATTTCGTATTTTGTTATAATTTTAACTCTATTTTTTACTATTTTCATAATGTTGTTATTTGTTATAATTATAATCTTTATATATCATTACATTGGTACTCTTATTGTCCTTTGTGATAATATAATCTTTAAGCAATTTAATAAATACATTCCTTAATGACAATAGTATTTGGTCTTCAAAATGTTTTTTATATTCAATCTCAAATTCCTCCTCGTTTATCATGTTATTGTTATTTAAAAGCTAGCCCAATTTCTCAAACTAGCTTATTTGTAATAGCCTTGATTCGATACTATCAAGTCTTCAGTCATTCCTACTCTCTGACACTCTATTGCATTATTTAAATTCTTTTGATGATTTGTAGTATGGTTTTTGTGATGATAATACTTGATTGCATACATAGTCTCCATATTGTTGCATTTTTAGTAGTAATTCTTCTTCAGTATATCTTTCTTTTGTTGTTGTTGTTATTTTTTTAATATATATATCTTTTGGATTAATTTGTTCATAATAATATATCCCTTCCTCATCCTTAATACATTTCTGTATTATTAATAATAACTCTTCTTTTGTCCACATAGCTATAGATTTAATTTATATAACCGCTATCTTACACACCTTATTGGGAGATGATTTAATACAAATAAGCACACCAATGTTATTTCTTATTTATATGATAGCGGTTAGTTTGAGGTCGGTGCTGGGTTCAAACCAGCGTAAACAGCTTTGCAAACTGCTGGCTAAATCTCTCGCCCAACCGACCATTGGTACTATTTAAAAACTTTAGGCGTATTGTGCCTGATTTGCTTAATTACATGCGAATCTGGATTCACTCTGTAAATATTCTTCACTTGACCACTCTTAGTAGTCTTGGTTCCAACCAAAATCTTTGCTGGTGCTGATAATACGTTTTGCGTGTACATTTTAAGTTGTTTTAGTATTGTTATTATTACTGTCCATCCATATTGGATATAAAAAGAATCCACAAATTAATCCCATTGCAAATATTAATATTGTTATCATTTTAATTGATTTAAATTGTTAATTGAAGCTAAGGTTCGAATCGAACGAACATTATCCAATATTGTTATATAACATTGTTGTTGGTCGAAACCGTAACTTTCGTTAATATTACTCACATAGCTTTTATTATTATCTATTTGTCTAGTTTCTATATATATCTCTTATTAAATGCTAGTAGGGCATACCATACTTATGCTTAATTGTGTTACATGGCGATTGTTATTAATTGTTTACAATGTTTTCATCATCTCTTGTTGACATAGTTGTAATATGAGCCTTTTATAGATATGCTCAGATCTTTGATTTTAATTATACTGGAATTTCTTCACCAACTTGAATTGGAGCTGAAACTAATGCAGCATTAACCTTTGCTTCAGTTGTAATTACTGGAGATCCTTGGCGTAATTTCTTACCATAACGAGCACATGTTGTCTCATCGGTTTCTCCGCGAAATTGAACTCCAGTAAATGATGATGCTTTGCGAATGTTTCCATCTGCTTGATTGATTTCATATTCATCAACTTCAAGTCTTTTTACAGAACCGAACGTTACATCATCCTTTTCGAAATCATTGAACAAACCATCCTGATTAGACCATAATGTTCTTTTGTGAGGAGTTGCATTTGATTTTACTTCTGTTGGTTTTGCTTGACCTGGCAATTGAGCCCATTCTGATAATTCTTGAAATGTAACAGTTTTATACTGATTACCATTTACTGCGACTTTTACTTCGTCTACTGAAATTGCTTTTAAATACATAATATTTATTTGTTTTTGTTTACTAATTGATTACTTCCAACGAGGAAGAATAAAGATAATGATTATTGCCATTAATGTAAATAATGGACTTAATGCTATGGCAACAACCGATTCTAAGACGTTGCTACCACTTATTGAAGTGGATAATTTCCACATATTGAATACTGCTAAAAGTATCCAGATAATAATGATTATCAAAACCATATCTTTATAGCTTTATAAGAAATGAATTTACATTCTTGTTTTTCACACATAAAGTATACTGTTATTCCAGCTAAGAATCCTATCCAGGACAGTCCTGTAATATATCTTACTAGATTTATTGTTTCTTTCATAAGTGAATTGTATTCCTTGAATACTTCAAATGAAGCATTTACTCTACCTAACGAGAGTATTGCTCCAATTAGGTAGATAATAACAATTAATAATATTGTCATATTTTTGATGATTGAATTGATTTGATTTTACCATTGCCAAATAGTTTGACAACTTCTTTGTTTGCCTGAACTCTGCCAATTGCAAATACCTGAAATTCGATCGCTGTTTTATCTGATAGATTAACGATAACTTTAAATTCTGTGGACATAACTTAAATTTTACGCATTGTATATTGTTTTAAAAGTGTTTATAATTTTCAATCCAATCTTGGGGAGTTACATATCTATTTTGCTCACAATATTCCATATAATATTGCATATTAAGGTACATTTCTTCATTTGTATTCATATATTGTTATATTTAATTTAAATTGAAAAGACTGGCTTGTTTGCCACTATAATATCTTACTACGCCTTTCGTGCGCGTATTATAGTACCAGTCCTTGAGGCACATTGTACAATATTGTAACAGCTAATATTATTTATATACATATGATTAATAATTACTTCATTGGCTCAATTAAGAGTTTCTACATCGTAATTGTTTTTATATTTAATATTAGCTGTGTATTATAAAGCAACCAGCTTAAGATCGCCATAATTAAATGACAATAGCCGGTTGCAATTGTTTATTGCAATGGCATTATTATATCAGCAAGGATTATTAATCCATAACCAATGAATGCTAAGGCAATAATTAATGAGATTGTTTTAAGAGTTTTCATCTTTGATTTCTTTTGATTCGATTGATTTGTTATGTATTGCTGAAAATAAGCTTGATCTGATTGCAGTGTTGGCAAGTCTGTTAATAACTATAGCCTTAGCAAGTGAAATCTTATCTTCTTTGAGTTCTGTGATCACACCAATAACTGTATTAGTTAATTGATCAATTGGTTTTATTGCTGACATTCTCTTAATAATAGCATTTGTTGTCTTTTTGCGTTAATTAACTCTGGAAATTGTTTTATTGTTATTGATGATATTTTATCATGCGTTCCCATACATCTTGCAACATACGTGTCAGTTAGATCTCTTACTGTTTGTTTAATTCTAGTCTTTTCATTATTGTCAAGCTTTTCTTTATTTGCTATTTTATAAGCTTTATTGTAAACCGCTGTTTTTACTTTTGTTTTTGCTCTGTATGCTAATTTATCATCCTTCTCTCTTTCGTTAAAACATACTTTACAAACTCTTCTGTTTATTCCAACGAATTTTGATGGGTAGTTTTTTTCTTCGTTACAATAACGACAAATTCTTGTTGCTTCCATATGATTTAGCTATTAATTAAGGTTAATAAAATGATTGATTGTTATTAATGGGTTAATTGATGGGTTTATGGATAATCTCCTCCTCTCTTCCTGACTATCAATAAGTTAAATAAATATATCTATGATCGCTACCACTATGGGTGCACTGATCAATATCTCGTTGTATTCCGAGATAGAACCATAATACAATGGCTCAGATATATCTATTATATTGTTATAGAACTTCAAGTTCTAGTCTTCACTATTTTCCAGAGTTATGGATCCATTTAATTCAACAAAAGAACTGTGACTCCACATATCACATTGTTTTCCGATTGCCGTATTACCCGAAGGATCCTTTAATACAATTCCAGTTATACCCTTAATATTGCTACTAGTGGCTAATATTACAGTTCCAGTATCAGTGCTAATCATTATCTTAGGAAAGTTTAACTTTCTATTCTTAACTGTATTTACAATTGATTTCATGTATAATTATTTAATATTTAATTATTCAGGTTCTGATTATCTTGGTATACCAATAAACTATTATTCTCAATCGGAGCCGTCTCTGCAGATAATGCTTAATCCGAACTATGTGCTCTCAATATAGCGAGAGTCGAGATAATAATTAATAACCTATATCAAGATTGTTACTTTACGACATAAGATTCGCTAATGCTTACTTCGTCGCATAAGCTTATCTAAGTCTGTAGAGCGTTAAATATCGGCTTAAACTACCGATATGACTATACCTTGGCATAGTAGTACTGTCGAACTCAGACAGTGAGAGTTAAAAATATAATGTAGCCAATCTAACCTCTATGCTCTGACATGTCTTATGGCAATGAGTGATCGACTACATTATAATTGTATTGGCATTCTAAATAGTGACTATCATTAACTTAATAATAATAACCACTATCCACTAATATTGTGAATTAAATAATATGATCTAACTATCCAAAGCAGCGTTAGCCACTCTGGATAGTATGTCTTTAGTACATTAAGATGTGTAAGGGTTCGCCCTTCTCAGTAGTACGTACTTCGCCTGTTATTGGATCAACCATTGGCGCAATAGTGTAACCGTCAGGGATCTCAAATGATGATCCTTCAGTCATGTCTGCAGGTATAGCATCTTTAGGCACATAGACAGCAGTAGAACTGAATACAAAGGCATTAGCCTTAACTAAGATTAATGCACTCTTGGTGCCTCTGAATGAATGAAATTTAGCGATAGCCATGACTGTAAGTTTTTGACGACAGCTTAGTTGCTGCCCAAATTTAGTCAGAGTGGAACTTGGACGGGGCATTAGCCCAAGCCAAAAACAGCCCCGGACGTAGTTGTTAGTTATCCTCCCAACTCATTGATATCCAATATTTCCCAAATTATTTTTTATACCAAAATTTTTATCCAATTATTTTCGTACCTTTGCTAAATAATTAAAATAAAAGTTATGGGAAAGAAATGGTTTAGTTTAGAGTTATTCAATAGACGATTAGAGTTTGAGTTTTCATTCAAAATTAAATTCTCAAGATCCTGGCAGTTACCAATTTTATGGTTGAGTTATTCCGATAGCCATGAGAACGTTAAGTATTTACAAATAGTTATTCTTGGATTGTCAACAAGAATTACAATAATTAAAATTAGCGATTATTTTCTAACTATTAAAAATAATAAATGTGTTAAAAATTTATAATATGAAAGCTTACTTAAAATTCAAAGCCTGGCTCCAGAAAACTCGTACCGCCATCGTTAATAACAGTGTATATCTATGGCTATTTTATCGCCTAAACATTCGCAGGGCTATCGTTTTAGTTATCTTATTAAACCTGGCAACAGTTATTAATGGTGAATGGTTCAATTACTCTCTCAATACTGCGCTGGCATTGGTCGGTTATTTTGACTATAAGGGGTATTTAGAGGATAGAGTACCGAAGAAATAACGATTTAGCTATATTGTATAAAAGAATTGCATAAATATTTGGATAATATAAAAATAGTAATTATCTTTGCATATTCTCTCATAGTTAATGACGTGTCATTTGACTATTGATTCAGGCTCGACCGTTAATTCTAGTAGGGCAAAAGACATTGGGTTGTAATCTGTAAATAACAGTAAGTTATCCCCGGTAGAGAAGAAACTGACCTTGTAGTGTAAGATCATTCGGTATTGTTAAGGACTACGGCCCAGAATCAGCGGCAGAGGAGATGACAGTAGCTAGCAGGGAATTAAAAAGATCGCACTAAACTAACGCCGTTGGCATTACAAGGTTAAAATAGGAGTGTTGGTAACGGCATCTTGATATACCATGAGAGCGGTATACGAGATGTTTTCATGTTTAATTGTTAAATAATTATCAGATGGGAAAGAGAGCAAAAGTTAGAGTTTACGTTGATTCAGAAAAGAAAGAGAACCGCAAACCATCAGTAGTCGGGCCAGATGCATGTTTGGAATTGAGTGTTAATGGAGTTAGGGGATTACTCAATATGGGATTGAGTCGTGAGGCTTATGATTTCGTATTGGCGAATATAGTAAGTAAGCCATATGACGAGTTAGCTAGATTTAGAGTTAACGCTCAGAGACTACATGAGAATGCAGAAAATAATAAACATACTCTCACAATTAACGCAACTCCTACTGAGTTAAAGATGAAATTACTACTTCGCGAATTGGGAGTTGACTATGAGTTTCAAAAGATATATTACGTTGGATATAGTTTTTATATAGTTGATTTTTATTTGCCAGAATATAATTTAGTTGTAGAGATTGATGGACAGCAACACTATAACTGGAATGATAAGATCTATGATAGATTGAGAACCGACAATCTAGTTAATTTACATGGGGTAAAACGAGTTGTAAGATTTGATAATAGGGATTTAACTGTTGATACTTACGTAAAGGAAAGATTATTAAAAGAATTTGATATTAAATAAAATAAACCATAATTTACTTGGTATACCAAGATTATAGTTGTATCTTTGCAGTACGAAATTTAAAACTATATTATATGGAAACTAGTGCTAAGATTAAATTTGAGAATGACAAGGACTTTGTTAATGGGGTTATATCGATGGGTGAGATGCTAGAGACATGGCAATCTACCGCAGATAATGGTACGGTTCGTACTTTTAAACTCGATCCAAACAGCGCAGAGTTATCGCTAGGTATTTTATTAAAGGTTACAAAATAGACTCATAGTGTTTAATTTGATTATATATTCCAGGTAGATTAAGTTCTATCTGGAATTATTTTTAAAAATAAATGCGATTTTTCTTTGATATTAATAATTAGATGTTTACCTTTGTATCGTAATTAAAACAATAAAATATGGAAGTTAAAACTAAATTTGTTGAATTAAACAAAGGAGAGTTACCTCATAAAGATTATGCGGTGTATCCTAACGTAAGTATTAGATGTTTAAAAGTACTTAATAATAATTTAAGTGTAAATGTTGCAAGGACAAATGTTTTAGATGAGGGAAATGCGTATCGTTATATAATGGATGCATGTTTTGGAATTAGTGTAACTAGAGATGGTGTTGACTATATCATACCATGTAGATTTCAAGATGAACACAATACTGAAGAAAAATTCATGGGTTCTATTAATGGGTTTATAAATCATATTTTATATGAGGTGGATCAAATAAAAGATAAATATATTATTTCGGAAGATATTGAGATTGGTGATGAAAGTCCATTTTGTGCTAGAATTTATAAATATAAAAACTAAAATATGCCGAAGTATAAATGTACAAACGAAGAGTGTGATTATTACGGAGAGGTTATGAGTGTTTCTGGGACTAGTATTAGAGTAGTTGATGGTAAGGTTGTAGACCTATCGAGAGCTTGTTTTAATTGCGGTAATGATAGGGAGGTAGTTAGAGAGTCTGGTATGACTACTATGATTGCTGGAACTAACGATCAGAGATTAAGAATGGCAAGACAATAATTTAAACCTATACAAAGATTATAATTATGACGAAAGAAGAATATAACGATATCCCAGTAGAGTTTTGCAGTAAGGCAACATGTTGCTCTCTCAATATTAAAGAAGATGATGAAGGTGGAGTTTACTGTAATGATTGTGGAGGATTAAAGATCAGTAAAGATAGTATAGCTGTTTGGGAAGAATATTGGATTATGGCTCATGGAGATAAGTTACTTAATCAAAAACGACCAGATGGAGAACTATAAGTTAACAACACTTACTCCAGAATTAATAAAAGATATATTTAGATATACAAAGGAAACTACTACTCATGGAGTTACTGAAATTCATGGGTTTCAACGTGGATTATATAGAACTATGTATAATGGAGAATATATATATTACGATTTAGATTCAGTTAATGTTTTGAGATCGGTTAGTAATGAAATTAAACTAGAACGTAAAGATGCAACAACCAAAACAGACTAATACAAATAGAGCAATAATACCATGTACTAGAGATAATCTCTGTGAGCAATGGTTGAAGTTAACCAAAGAATTACATGGATTATCTGAAGGAGAAATGGTACTGGCTGGTAAATTCTTAGATAAGCGTATTGAACTGAAAGAGAAGATTACAAACGATGAATTACTTGATGAATACTTACAGTCTACTAAGGTTAGACAGTCTATTAAAGAGTCTGCAAACGTTAAGAATACGGCTGTATTTCAGAACATGTTAAGTAATCTTAGAAAGAAAGGATTCTTGATTGATGGAGATAGGATTAATAAAGTATTCATTCCCAATATTAATAATGATAGTAAGTTTTTGAGAGTTGAATTTATATTAAAATTAACAGATGGATAAAAATGATATTATATCATGTGGGTTTACGGAATATTCAGAAAATAATTTTATTGGATATAATATGCTGATTAGGTTTTATCAAGAAACCAACTTTGCTAGTATTATAATACAAGATCCATCTAAATCAAAAATATACGAAAAATATTCTGAGGATAGGTTATTCAATGGAACCATTACTGATGTAGATTGGTTTAAATCATTAATATTACACCTATTATAGATGGATAAAATACTTACTGGAATTGTTTCAGATATAGCTAAACAATATAATGTAGATAATAAAGAGATAGAAAAGATTCTTGTCATGCCATATAAGATGATGAGAGAGAAAATTCAGGCGTTAGAATTACAAGGGCATTTATATGATGAAGTTAAAGATCAGAAACTTAACTTTAATATGCCAGTATTATTTAAGATGTTTATGAATCAGTACAAATTAAATCAATTAAATACACCAAAAGAAGATGAAGAAATTACAGAAGATCGAAGCTGAACCCATGTTTAATTATTGCTTTTTAACATGTAACAAACAATCAAGTATTAGTGCTACTGGAATCATTACAGCAGCAAAGCCAGTAATTGATATGAAACAGGATATTATTAAGAAGGGAGAATCGGTACGAACCTTAAAACCTGGATATACAGTAGAAATAGATCCAAGACCGTATTTTGTGAAAGACTGGGTTGATCAAGGTAAGCCTACATTAAATGAGGAGCTTCATAAAAAAACAGTTAGTATTGCGTGGCCCATCGAAACCATTGATGGAATAGAAATTATGGTAGTTCCAGATAGTCATATTAGGATGTTCTGGCGTAATGGATTAGAATAATGGATACAAACTTATATGAATTGTTAGAAGATGTTCGCGAATGGAATAGAGAGTGGGTTAGATATGACAAATTAAAATCTGATCATAAACATCCAAAGATGCCAAGAGTATATGATCAATTAATGGATGATTTAAATTTAAAATATTGTGTTAGCAAACTTTAGCCACTCTGCTTGGAAAGTATCAGCAGATCGACGTTTCGGCGTTTAATTGCGACAATCTCATTAAGATAACAATCCTTGAGATTTCGGTTGGGAGAGTCTTCGGGCTCTCCTTTTTATATCAATTAATTATCACTATCTTTGTAGCACAATTTAATAAACATGAAATGATAAGTCGAGATGAGATAGAATGGTTAGGATTTACAAGAGTAGACAACTGGTCTTCCGATATAATAGATTCATATAAATATATAGTTAATAGGTATGATAAACCTAGAAACACTATTAACCTTTATAGATTAGATAAATTAATTGGGACTGACTATATAGAGTTAAAATCCACATTACAGAGAGAGACAGATTTTTGTATGAACACATATAGTTATAATGGTGAGGTTACTTCTATAGAAGATTTGTTTGATCTTGTGGAGCTAATCAGAGATCATAATAGAATTAATTGATATACCAAGATTATAGTTTGTGAGAGTTAGAACACGTAAAACAATTGAATGAATCTTTTTAGTTTTGATAAATCATCGTATAATGTACACATAGTGGAAGAGGTTTTATTGTTAAAACCATTCATTAATGTATATAAGAGAAATAAAGATAAAGACTTTGCATTAAAAGAATTTGCATTTATTTTCTTTTATGCTGATATTACGAGTCCATATAATAGTATACTGGATGATGACGGTAGATGTTCTGAGATAAAAAAAGATATAGAACTTCCTATTAAATGGAAAATAGATCCAATTATGACTGAGGCTATTAGATTCTATAAAGAGAAATCTAAAACCGCAGTTCATTATATGTATGAAGCTTCCATGAGAGCTGCCGCTGCTGTTAATGAGATTTTAAGCGATTCTAAGGCATTAATAGATGCAAGTGATGATAAGATCTCTGCAGTACAAAAAGTTATTGGAGCACTCGAAAAGGTGCCAAAAGTAATGGCCTCTATGAGAGAGGTAGAGAAGGAATTGATTAGACAGATAGAGGATAAGGAAGGTAAGAAGATTGGTAGTAAATCATTCTCTATGTATGAAGAGGGACTTAATATAGATTAATTAAATAAAATTAAAAAAATAAAATTATGACAACACGTTCAGATTACGCAATTCAGAAATCACTAGATCATTTGTACCTTAACGCAGCTTGGTCTAATATTGGCAATGCAACCGGTTTACCGGCAGCTGCAACAGCAGGTAATTTATACGCCGCTTTGTTTGTAGGTGCATCAGAAGCCGCTTATGGTGGTTATGTCCGCATTCCAATTCCTCGCACAGGTTCAGGATTCAGTCGCACAGGTAACGTTATTACCAACGTGGCACAGATCAACTTTGTAAAGTCAACCGCTGACGGTGGAACGGCAACGAAAGTGGCAATCTACGATCAGGTATCAGGAGGTAACCAGTTGCATTTGCAGACATTAGCAAGTGGAATTCCGACTTCTACCAATGTACAACCCATCATTGAGGCAGGAGCATTAACGGTAACAGGAAGCTAAGATGAGTACGGTCGTTTACTCTCAATATTATCAGTCATATGACAGCAAGGAAATGGACATTAACGATGTTTCATTCCTTGCCCTGTTATGTGATGAAACATATGTTCCTACTATTACAGATGGACTTGACGAAGTTATCGGGGTGATCATATCAGTTCCTTACGTGATTAATGCAGATGACCTTACAAAGTTATCAATGAGTGAACTGATTGATAACTGTATGGATACGATTAAGTTCTACATTGAGAATCATCCTGAATTTATTTCTCAGGCATATAAGGGAGAAATGGAAGTGATTAAGAAAGGGAAGATGTTGGTAGTGTATAACCCAGACTTGGATGTGCTTTGTTTTTCTGAACTCTTAGATAACTTATAATGAGCAGTAGATTTTTAATCGGCACAGGCGCACGTAATTGGAGTAACACTACTATTTGGAGTGACACTTCAAATGGTACAGGGGGTTTTTCTGTTCCTACCTCTGCTGATGATGTAATCTTTGATCAGTATTCAGGTGCAGGAGTACTTACTCTTGATGTTGCTGCCTCTGTTGGTAGTTTAGACAGTTCTGCCTTAACATCACCTATTACAATTACAAGTGCAGTCTATGTGTTGTCACTATATGGTAATCTAACTGAACATGTAGATAACAGTCTTTACAACTTCACAGGAACCTCATATTTATATATATTAGGAGACTGTACCGTTACAACAAATGGAAGGGCGACGCATGCGTGGAATAGATTGTATATTGATGCGGTAGGGTGTACGGTGATAAATGGGGATGATATGAATATTGGGGGGACTTATATTTATCACGTAAATGGTACTTGGAATCAAGCAGGTAAAAATACAACCACAACAGGACAATATTTAACAGTTGTAGGGACAAAAACACTAACATTAGGAGCATCTACTTTTAAAATAGGATATTGGAATAATTCAGCACCTACGGGATTTACGTTTAATTACGATACGTCAACAGTCAATATCACTGCTGCCTCTACGATAACTGTGGGAGGAGCTATCACTTATTATAATCTTACATTATCAGGAATATATGCAACTAACTCAGGCGTGACGATAACAGGAAATATTACAGTTAATAATAATCTTTTAATTACTGGAATAAATGCAACTAGCTACCGGGCTTTAGTAGTATCCAGCACAATCGGCACACCCCGAACCATCACCTGCAACGGCACTACCAACATTACCAACTGTGATTTCAGGGATATTACTTTAGCAGGAACGGCAAATAGGAACTTTTCAACCCAAACAGATATTGGCGATTGCGGTGGAAACTCAGGTATAACCTTTCCCGCAGCAGTACCTCAGTACTTTAAAAAACTGGCAGCAACGGCAAACTATGGTGATGTGGCAAACTGGTTTAGCGATGTGGCATTAACCACAGCGGGACGTGTTCCATTGCCGCAGGATGATGCCACATTTTTAGCAGGATCATTCAATCAGGTTTGCAATTTATCGGTTAATGTACCGAGGATTTGCAGGAGCCTGGATATGAGTGCGGTTAATCAAGCTGTTACTTGGACTTTGGCTAATGCTATTGAGGTTTATGGAAGCTATGTGTTGGGGAATAATATAACACCAATAGGAGGCTATAATATAAATTTATATGGTAGAGGAAACTATAATTTAAATACCTATAGCAAAGTAGGATTATCAGGTATTAGTCAGTATGCTCCAAATGGAGTTTATATGAATTTATCAAATTTGATTTTGGGTACACATCTAAGAATTTATAATGGAACTTTTGATTTAAATGATTTTAATCTTACTGGATTAAGTTTAAGTAATAGTGTCGGTGCAATATTATATCTTGGGAATGGTACTCATACTCTTAGTTGGACAAATGTTATAACTGACCTTGCTGGAACTTTTTATAGTGAAGGTTCTACAATAAAAACAAATGTTGGGACAGGAACAAATGATGTTAGGTTAGGGATAGGAGGTAAAACGTACAACAAAATATGGATTTCTGGAACAAATCTTGGTAATATTGACTTCTTAGGTTCAAACACAATAGCCGAGTTAATCATTGATGCAGGAAGAAAAGTAAGGTTCACAGCAGGTACTACTCAGCAGATAGGTAAAGCAACAATAGGAGCAGGAGCAACGATAGGAAGTATTACAAATGCCTTTCATACGCTGAATTTGACAGGTGCGAGTATTGTAAATGCAGACGGTACGGAAGCAATCAGTTATTCACATGTTACTCCTGCTAATAAATGGTTCTCAGGACTTGAATCAACTGACGGAGGAAATAATACAGGTTGGATATTTGGACAGGCTCAAAGTATTCCTGCACAATTTACCGAGGCGGAAACACTGTTTACTGATATTAATGCAAGGACACCTTTCACAGTTGACTTTACTGAATCCGAAGTAATTTCAAGTACATTACTTGGACAGGCTTCTATTCCTTTAGCGCTTACCGAGTGTGAAAGTTTAAGTTCTGTATTGTCTGCTATAACTTCAATTTTGGTACAGTTTACTGAAAGTGAAACTACAGAATCAATACTTTCTGCAATAGTCAATTTTGAAGCAATATTAACAGATATAGAAATTCAAGATTCAATACTTTCAGTACTTATTTGCATTAACGTTGATTTTACAGAGTTAGAATTATCGGATATAACATTTATACCAATTGATCTAATTGAACTTGATAGAATAAAAAAACTTATAGAAAGAAAAGTATATATGTTAAACTTTAAGGATAATTTAAAATTTTATCCAAATGGACATGGATATTTTAAACCTAAAAAATGGATACAACCTTTCTATTAGTATTAAATATAATAATTAAAATTTAGATTAACATGAAGGAAGAGAAAGAAAAGATTAATCTTAGACATAAAAGTATAAAAATCCCAATCTATGATGATAATTTAGAATTATATTATGGAAGTGGATCTGACTTTAAGACGGTTATAGAAAAGAAATATAATGAAACATTTTATAATCTAGATGCATATTGTAATGGATATTCTTCTATGTTAGAGAAGATTTCTGGGGAATTTGTAAATATTCATATGATTTTATTTATAAATGACAATTCTAATATATTAGGATATTCAGAAATAAATACGATCCATCATGAGTCAATTCACATTGCTTGGTATATTCTAGATAGAGTAGGAGTTAAAGTAGATGGGACTAATCACGAATCATTAACGTATCTGGAAGGGTATTTAGCCAAGATTGTTTGTGATAAAATTAACAAATGGAAGAAACTAAAACTGAGTATATAAAGACAAATTTATACCAAACAAAACTGACAGAAGAACTTAGATCTTCATTATCTAAAGACGTTTGGTGTGACCTGCTTGAACTAATAGAGTCTGTTTCTTTTATAAATTGGTTAGTTAAAACTGAAGATGTTAGAGGATTCGCAAAAGACAGAGAAAGACATTGTAATTTAAATGTAGACGACATAAGACGTAGTCACGATGACAATAGAATTGTAGTTAATTTAACAAAACCTCATATTCTTGAAGATATGGACTTCTTCAGAGAGAGAGCTATATACTTTGAAAAACATGGTAGATATACACACTTAAGACCTAATCCAAATCCAAAGTCAGAGTACACTCAGTTTTGGAAGGAAGAGTTAAGAAGGTGGCGAGATGGTTTAGTTAGGGAGAGTGATGGTGAATGGATTACCGGAGGATATTATTTTTATCTTAATTATAGTCAAATATGGTTAGTAGAAGAGGTTGCTTCAGTTAAAAATAAAAAATCTAAGGGTTTGAGAAAGAGAGAGTTTCCAAGAATATGGAGTGGTGACTACTTATTTTTTCATTATCTAGATCAAGCTAGAGATAATGGTGCTCATGCTAAGATTATTAAATGCAGGGGCGTTGGGTTCAGTTTCAAGTTATCATCATTATCTCCCAGAAATATGTATGTTGAACCAGGATTGCCAAACTTTCACTTAGCATCTGATAAAACATTTCTCGATGGAGAGAAGGGCGTCTTTGGAAAGGTTCTTGATAATCTAGACTGGATAGCAGATACAACTCCATTGCCAAAAATGAGGCTCATAAACTCTATCAGATCGAGAGAAATACAATTAGGGTTTCAAGATGAGTACGGAGTAAAAAGAGGTCTTAAATCGTCTGTATTTGGAATTAGTCTAAAGGACAATCCAGATAAGGCTCGTGGGATAAGAGGGCCATTAATTCATTATGAAGAAGATGGGTTGTTTCCAAATCTAGAACACGCATGGAATGTCAATAGAGATGCAGTAGAACAGGGTGAAGTAACTCATGGTCAGATGGTTGCAGGTGGAACCGGAGGGACTAGTGGGTCTGACTTTGCTGGATCGGAGAAATTATTTAAGAATCCATTAGCATATAATATATATGGAATCCCAAATGTATTTGATAAAAATGTTAATGGTGAAACATTATGTGGATTCTTTTGGGGATCATACATGAACAGAGAGAAATGTTTTGATCTTAAAACCGGAGAATCAGATGTAGTTAAAGCATTAATAGAGGTTTTAAATGAAAGATATATAATAAAATATAATTCTGTAGATCCTCAAGTAATAACCCAGAGAATTGCAGAGAAATGTATTACACCATCTGAGGCTGTAATGAGAACTTCTGGAACTATATTTCCAGTAGCCGATTTGAAGGATTATAGAGATAGTGTTAGAATACAAGGTGCTAGATTCTTTGACACTCATTATGTTGGAGATTTAATAGCCACCGGTAAATCTATAGAATGGAAACCAAATGCAGAGTTATATCCAATTAGAAAATTTCCAATAGGTACAGATAAACCAGAGGGGGCTATTGAGATATTTGAAATGCCAAAGACTGGTGCCGATGGAAAGATAGATCCAAATCGCTATGTGTCTGGTATTGACCCAGTTGACGACGACCAGGCTCAGACAACATCACTAACATCAATATTAATTTTCGACCTATATACAGATCGTATTGTAGCTGAATATACTGGAAGACCTAAGTTTGCTAACGACTTCTATGAGATTTGCAGAAGGATGTTAATGTTTTATAATGCCAAGTCTAATTACGAAAACAATAAGAAGGGTTTATTCAATTATTTTGATCAGAAGCGTTGCTTGTCTTTATTATGTGAGACTCCTCAGATATTGAGAGATATGGACTATGTAAAAACTACTGGTTTTGGAAATAAGGCCCTCGGCACAAATGCTACAGCTCCAATAAATATTTGGGGACGTAGATTACAGCGAGATTGGCTTATGTCTAAAGCATATGTTCAGGACGTGGATGTAGAAGGTAATCAAATTGGTGAGAAACTTAATATGCATTGTATCAGATCAATAGCATATGTCGAAGAGTTAATTGCATGGAATTCAGATATAAATGCAGATAGAATATCGGCCATGGGAATGTTAATGATATACCGAGAAGATAGATTGAAGTATATTCAGAATAAAGATAATAAAGAGAAGGACGATGACTTTGATGAATATATAGATAAGAATTTTGCCAATGCATTTCAGGGTCAAAATAGCTATGAACAATGGCAGAGAGAGTTTTAATAAAGTTAGTTATCGTTAGTAATTAGTTAAATTTGTAACCTTATATAAGAAAAAATATGGCCATACAATCATCTGGATTTCCCAGACAAAAGTTACCATCAGCAAAGAAAGGTTTAGATTGGCGTAAGGCTCATCTAGATTGGGCAGATAAGAATAGTTACCTATTCAATAATAGTATACGAAGATCATTGCGTGGCAAGAAGATTAACTACGATCTCTTTAATGGAATTCTCCATGAAGAAGATATGAAGAAGACTCTTAATCCAATGAATAAACGTGTTGGATTAATACCTAATAATATACAACATTTCTCCATAATTAATAATCCACTCAATGTTTTAATAGGCGAGGAGTCTCGTAGAAAACATGATTATATAGTTAAAGTTTGTAATGATGATGCCATATCTTCTATTGAGACAGATAAGATTGCTGAAGCACAGGAGAGAGTAACCAAAATAATTACAGATACTTCTGTATCAGAAGAAGAGGCCAAGAAGGATTTAGATAAATTACAACAATATTTTAATTATAACTGGCAAGATCTCAGGGAGAAACGTGCCAATTGGTTATTAAAACACTATATCAAGGAAGTAGATTTCAACATTAAAATGAATGAAGGGTTTAAGGATGTTCTTATAGCCTCTGAAGAAATCTATCAATTTGACATTAGAAGCAATGAACCAATAATGGATCATTTGAATCCAAGGAAAGTATATACATTAAGAAGTGGTTATTCCTCAAAAATAGAAGATGCTGATATTATTATTCTTGACGATTACTGGTCTCCATCGAAAATTATTGATGTTTATTACGCAGACCTTAAAGATAAGGATGTTGAGTATATTGAAGATATCAGTAATCAGAACCTGGTTCAAACTGATGAGATGGGTAATGTGGATGAGCGTAATGCTTTCTTATATTCTCCATTAATTACAGAGGATAATCTAGAGAATAATACAGTTGACTCATTTGTATGGATGGGTAATAACTTTGCAGGACTACCTAACTCTTCCTATATGGATAATATGGGTAATATTAGAGTTCTTAGGGTGTACTGGAAGTCTAAGAGAAAGATTAAATCAGTTAAATCATACGATCAACAGACTGGTGAGGAGTTATATGCCTTTAAGGATGAGTCGTATAAGATAGATCCATTTATCGGTGAAGAGTCGGAAGATCTTTGGGTTAATGAGATTTGGGAGGGCACCAAGATTGGTAAGGAAGTATATATTAATATGCGTCCTAAACCCATTCAGTATATGCGATTAAATAATCCATCCGAATGTCATGCTGGAATCATTGGTCAGGTATATAATACTAATCAATCCAAACCAGTATCTCTAGTTGATAGAATGAAACCTTATCAATATATGTTCGATGCAGTTAAAGATAGACTCGCAAAGACTATTGCTAAGAATTATGGTAAGATTCTAGAATTAGATAAGGCTAGAATGCCTGCAGGATGGGATTATCAGAAATGGTTGTACTTTATTGAACAAGATAATATATCTGTTGTTGATAGTTTTAAGGAGGGTACTAAAGGTGCTGCTACTGGAAAGATGGCAGGTAATTTTAATACTTCAGGAAGACCATTAGATTTAGAGGTTGGTAATTCAATACAATTATATATAGGATTACTAGATTATCTTAAAGATGAAATGTTTGAGATATCTGGAGTGTCAAAGCAAAGGCAAGGACAGGTTGATAATCGTGAGACTGTAGGTGGAGTAGAACGTGCCATTTCAAGTAGCTCTCATAGTACTGAAGAGCTTTTCATGATACATGATAACGTACGCAAGCGTTGTCTTACTACGTTGCTAGAAACGGCTAAAATAGCCCTTAAAGGGACTAATAAGAAATTGCAGTATATTACCGATGAAAAGGTAATGACTATGCTCAATGTCGATGGAGATGAATTTGCAGAAATGGACTATGATATCATGGTAGATAATGACATGGGTGATATGGAATTAAAGCAAAAGTTAGAACAATTAGCTCATGCTGGATTACAGAATCAAATGTTATCATTCTCTACAGTAATGAAAATATTTACAGATTCATCATTAACATCGGTAATGCGACGTATAGAACAAGATGAGAATAATATGCAACAGAATAAACAGAAAGAGTCTGAATCTCAACAACAGCAAATGCAAGCACAAATACAATCTCAGGAACGTATGGAACAAATGAAAATGCAGTTGGAAGATCTTAAAAGTCAAAGAGATAATGAAACCAGAATTCAAGTAGCTCTTATTGGAAAAGAAGGTCAATATACCGAGGAGGATAGTTCTGAATTTGATAAAATTCAATTACAAAGAGATAAATTGGAACAGGATTTTAAGTTGAGTATGAAGGACTTAGATGAAAAAAATCGTCATAATATTCAAACTGAATCTATAGCAAGAAGTAAACCCAAAAGTACAAATAAATAAAAATTAAGGATATGTCAAGTGAAGTAACAGGTTGGTTAAAGAGAATATGGTTGCAAGGTGAAACTGGTGCAACTAACACAAATCAAGTAGAAACTATATTAACTGGAGGAACTCAAACTACTCAGATAATTAATTCAGATGGAAGCCAGGTTGATATTGGAATTAATGGTGGTTGTATTGACGCAGTATTATCAGATACAGTTAATTTATTGCATCCAGGATATTTTGAACCAAGATTAATTGGTGGAGATATTAAATATACGGATTTGTATGGCAATGTAGGAATAATGACGTTTGATAAAAAAGAATTGTCTAGATTTAAGGTTAACAAGATTTGGTTAACAGGAACTACTGCGGCCATGGGAATAAAAATATATTATAAATAATATTAACAACAAACAACTATAATGCATGATAATTCTAAAAGATTTCTTCTCCTCTACGGTATGGCAGGATATTAACAATCGAGTCTTTACAACATTTGGTTTATCTGGAGTGGCAACAGTTGCCAATGCAATACCATCAACTATAGTAACAGAAGTGGCTACTACTAGTATTCTAGTTAATTTGATACAAGTATTTACATTGATATCATATATAATGTCGATTATGGTAGCGTGTACAATATTATTCAGATTTATATTGTGGTATAAAGATAAAGATAAAAAAAATATTTAATATGAGTAATCTCGTAATATTCGCATCATCTAATGCAACTCAGACTGGAGTTCAAATAAACGACCAAACGAATTGGGTGCCAATAGATAGTTCTAGGGATTCATTAACTGGATTAGTTGTTAGTTTATATAGTACAGATTCAGTAACTCCTATATCTACTTATAGATTAACCGAATTAGAATTAAATACTTTTATTGATACTGGAACCATTGAAATAAGTTTTCTAAAATTAAATGGCAACTTATACGTGGAAGATGGTTGGTATTGGGTTTCTATTAATGGAAATGCTGGCAATCTTATTAGTAATAATAGTGGTTTCGGTATTTATGCTGGAATTACTGGCGCTGTGTTTAGTCAAGTTAACGATTTGCATGTACCAGAAGATATTAAATATAATGCCGAGAAAATTATAATGCCAGTACTATATCTAGAGGGACTCAAATATCTAGATACAACTAGTGTTAATTCTAGGGATACAAAGTTTAATAAGACATTATTATCTATACAAAGGATGTTATTAAGAATCTAATATGATAACAGAAGAGAAATTAAATTCAGAAATAGATCTATCTAAGAGGATATATTTATACTATCTTGATAAAATGTCTAGTTTTATTAGTATAGGTAGTGATAAATATATTGCTAGATATAAGGATTTGTGTGTTCTATATTTTCTATGCCGAGGATTAATATCTATCAGAACTATTGATTCCAAATTCTATATTGGAGACCAAGAGATTGATGAAGATGTTTTAATGGCATTTACAAGTCGAATAAGAGAGTATCTCAATAATGATATAAAAGACATAGTCTATGTAGAGTTAGACTCTCATGGCAACGTTAAAGACTATACACGACCAATTATCCCTCCAACCATTGTATCGTACCAAAATTATAATCAAGATTGGAGATCTACTATTATAACGATAGATATAGATGATGTTAATTCAATAACATTACCATTTAATATTTCAGATGTAGATCCAGATAGTATTAGAGTTGTAGTTAATGATAATGACCCAATTCCATTAGTTCAATCTAATGAAGAAGGAGTTACTATAGTTGGTTCAACATTATCTTGGCACACGTATTATAATCTCAAAGCTGGCGATAAAGTATTTATTCAATATTTGCTTAATATAGTTTAATATGGAATTTAGGACAATAAGACAAACTTCACATATAGATGGCACCAATAGAAATCCTGGAATTAATGAGCATAATAAATCTCTAGTCTGGGACAATAATACTGCCAAATTTAAATATATTCTAACCACTACTGCCGAAATTAATACTAATCTACTAGATGGATTAGTATCTAAGGGTAGTACATCTACTGCTGCAGACTTTATCTGGAAGTTAGATGCCAATAAAAATCCAGCATGGCGTAAGGAGGAATATTTAAAAACCATACAAAGACCATCAGGAAGTAACTCTGCTATATTTACTATGAATAGTGGTTCTACTAAAACATTAGCGTTAGGGGCTATGGCATGGTTAGATACTGCAATTCTGCCAACACCAGCACTTCCTGGAGATACAAAAATTCTATTTGATTATCAGAATACTATTGGAGGAACGTCTTCTTTTACTTTCGATAATAATTTAAAAACATTAAATCTATCTGCATTTACTGGTATTCAGGTAAAGAATAATCCAGATACTGTATATAAAGGAGTATTACAATACTTTGGTAATAAAAATTTATTACTTGGTCACGGTATTACAAGATCATTAGTATGGGCAACTAATCTAAGTAATAATATACTAATAGGGGATTCTGCTGGTGGCGGATTGCAAACCGGTTCTAATAATCTAATTTTAGGTCATTTTGCTGGCTCTGATACTGATAGTGGTATTGAGGGATCTATTTATATAGGTAATTATGCAGGTAGGTTAGAAACGGTTAATAATAGGTTCTATTTATCTAACACTAATTATAATACTTTAAGTGAAGCAAAACTGGGATCTCTATTGTATGGGGAATTAAATAATGGATTATTGAAGGTTAATAATAGACTTGAAGTAAAACAGGAAGTTAAACTTGGTACATTTGATATATTAAATACTCCAACGTGGGGTATGCTTCAGTTTATTGGTACTGGTAATGTAAATGAATATAAACCTCAATATTACAATGGACTTGTATGGCAAGATTTTGCATCTGGTTCTAACTATTATCTCAATACTGTAACTAAAACAACTGATGATGTAGGTACTGTAGATGATGTTTTCAAGTTGACATTTGATATGAATGGACAACCTGACTTTACATTACAGTTAGGTGCCAATGCTTTTAATAGTAGTGTAATACCACAAGCTAGTTATCAAGGAGAATCTGGATTATTCCAATTATCATCTGGAGACAGTACTGACAGTAATGCTGGATTTACTAGTATTTCAGGATTAAAATGGAATGTATCGGAAAGTGAACTTTTAATTCCTGGAGCAATAAACTTAATAACCAAGGCAAAATATACAACATCAAGTAATTCTATTATATATGATGGATCTCATTATTATGGTAGAATTGGTTCCAATTGGTTGCAGTTAGATAACGAATCATTTGCTAAACAATATGTATTTGTTTTATCACTTCCTTTATCTAATGATGTGTTTGGTCGCATAGCAGGAGCTACACTTCCGACCGGATTTGTAATTTCAGTTGGTGAAAGTTCATATGATCTATTGATAACCCATTCACTTAATCGTAAGGTGGCAAATGTGACTATTATGGCCGTAGATGGACAGGAAGAAACTTTACTAATAGGATCTGCAGCATATACAGGTTTAAAAACAACTTTAAACACTTGTCTAATTATGGGACTTACCAATACTATAATTCCATTAACTGTTAATTTACTATTCTCTTAAAATGGTAAATTTAAACCTTTTTGAAACTCAGATAGTTTGGAGGACAAATGTAATAAATGTTTTGCTAATATCTTCCAAAACAGATACAGTACCTACTATCTATAGGTGTTCAGTCAAACCTATTGATATAAATGAATTAAAGGGGAAACCAAAAGTTATTGAAGTTGGTTTTTATTTAAAGGATTATATAGGACATACGTTCAAAATTACAGAGGTAAATGAAAGTTATATTTTGGTATCTGATGATTTTAATTGCGGTGAGTGTCCTCAAAATTCACAACAAGGGGTTATTTATCAGTCGGTAGCTAATGGTGATTCTCCATTTTTAATGCCATCTTTTTATTCTCATTTACATCATTCAGCCCTGGATTATTCGCGCCAAATGGAAGTTGATATCTTGTGGCGGCAAATAACTACTGATAAAAATTTTCTATTTATACAAAACATTCCCAGTAACATATGGACAATAAATCATAATTTAAATAAATATCCATCAGTTACAGTTATTGATAGCGCAGGAACAGAGGTTGAGGGTACTGTAGAACATGTTGATATTAATAATATACTTATAACATTTAATGGTTCTTTTTCAGGTAAAGCGTTTATTAATTAATTAATTTAATATATTAAAGTTATGGCACGTCCTTTTTTAGTTGATATTGATTTAAATAAGAATCAATTACTTAATGCTAAATTACAAAATTTAGCTACGGCTCCTACACTTGTTGCTGGTGATGCAGGGTTTGTATATTATGATACCTCATTAGTAACATATAGAGGTTGGACAGGAACAGTATGGTTAGATTTAGGTAAACAGATAACATTAGCAGTTATATCTGCATTTCTTGATTCTGCTGCTGTTAAATCTATTATGGTTGATGCTGATACCTTTATTATAATTGATTCTGTAGATAATGGTGCTAAACAAACTACATGGGCTAATATAAAAACAGCATTAAATTTAATATATCAAACTATATTAAGTAAAGCCACTTTTAGTGAAATTGATACAGGAACCGATGATACTAAATTTGTTACGGCAAAGGGCATTAGAGATTCTGCGATATTAAGTAGTGCTGCGTCTGGAGAAATAGCCGGTTTAACCGATAAACCTACTCCTGTTGATGCGGATGTTGTTCTTATAGAAGATAGCGCTGCCACTAATGGTAAGAAAAAACTTACGTGGAGTAATATAAAAGCTACTATGGCTACTTATATTTCAAGTACAACACTAACCCTTACGAATAAAACTTTTGATGCTGCTGGAACTGGTAATACCCTTAGTAATATTAAAGATGTAAATATATTTGCCAATGCAGGTATATCGGAAGGTAAATTATCTCTTACTTACGGTACATCTACTCTTAATACTGCAATTACAAATCATATAAATAATGGTACAGGTGCTCATGCAGCTTCTGCTATAGCTAATACTCCTGCTGGGACTCTCGCAGCTACTGATGTGCAAACAGCACTTAATGAATTACAAACGGATATTAATACTAGAGCATTATCTAGTGATTTAGTTACTGCTATTGCAGGTGCTTTAATATTTAAAGGTAGTGTTGATGCTACTGCCGCTGCTCCTTCTGCTGGTATTAAACAAGGGTGGACTTATGTTGTAACCGTGGCAGGTACATTACTTGGAGAAGTATTAGCTGTTGGTGATATGATTATAGCAAAACAAGATATCCCAACAACCAATGCTCATTGGACATTTGTTAATAAAAATATTCCTGATATAGTTGCTGCCTCTGAAACTGCTAGTGGTATTATCACTATTGCTACTCAAACTGAAACAGATGCAGGAACACTAGATACAGAAGTTGTTACTCCATTAAAATTAAAGACATATATTGCCAATAAGAGTATAGGTAAGTTTTTTGAAGCTACTCTTACTGGGGATGGTACAACTGTTAGTTTTCCTGTTACGCACAGTCTGGGTAGTCAAAAGATAATAACTGCTGTATATGACTCCTCTACCTATGAAGAGGTTGTAGTTGGAGTAGTTGCTACTAGTACTAATATAACTACATTTTCATTTAATAAGGCTCCTATTGTAACCAAGAACTATTACGTAACAATAACTTCCAAGTAATATGTCACAGAAACAATTAGTTCAGAAAGATATACAGATTCAAAATTCTCTTAGTGAGGTTGCTTCTGAATTTATTGGACTTAGTGCATTATCTGATGGTCTATATCAGAAAAGATATGGTGTTAATTCTGAACGTTTAGCAATTATAGATACTGGTGCGGTTGACAACCAAATTGCCTATTATGATAGTGCTACTGGTTGGTTAAAGACTAAGGCATTAAGTATCCAAGCACCCCTTGATGGCACTGGATTGGTGAGAATGGTAGGTACAGGGGTGAGCTATGACAATAATAGTTACTATTATTCAGGAAATTCAAATCTTTCAACAGTTGATTGGAATGCTAAGAATTTAACAGCAACAGGGGGTAACTCAACGCAGTGGAATACAGCTTATACTAATACTCATGTTGCAGGTTCGGATAATCAGAGTTTGTCAACATCAGGATCAACAGTGTCTCTATCAGGTGGTGGTAGTTCTTTTTCTTTAGCAGGTAATCATGGAATTTCATTTGCTAATATAGGAGGTAACACTATTCAGGCAACTTTGGACGATTTACCTACTGGTCAAGGTATTGGTTATTATAATGGTGGTGCATGGGGGAGTTCTATATATGGTACTGGTTTTCTAAAAATGAGTGGAACTACTGCAAGTTTTGATAATAACAGTTATTACTATTCAGGTAATTCTAATCTAACAACAGTTGACTGGACTGCTAAAAATGTTAGAGTTAATGGTTCGCTTGGAATTGGATATACCACATTTTCAAAAAGTATTGCTCTTAATGGGAACGTTTCTCATACAATTGGAATTGAATCACCCACTACTGCTATAGATGGTAGTTCATTAACTATAAATGCAGGAAGTACTCTTGCAGGAAGTACAAGTAAAATTGGAGGTAATTTAGTTTTACAAGGTGGTTTAAATACTGGTTCTGGTGTAAGTGGTGATGTTCAATTATGGACAGCTTCCGTTATTGGAGCAATATCAACAGTTTCAGTATCTAATGGTGGTAGTGGATATTCTGTGGGAAATGTTCTAAACATTGCTGGAGGAACTGGTGGAACTGTTACTGTAACATCTATTAATCCAACTGGAGGTATTGTAATAGAGGTGGTAGTAAATAACCCTGGCACTATATATACAACAGGAGTTAAAACTACAACTAGAGTAGGTGGTGGACCAACTTCATGTACAATAAATATTACAGCAGTTACTGTTACTGGAACAAGTACAACATCAGGAACATTAGTTAATAGACTTACAGCATTTGGATCTAATGGTTTTGTTGGTATAAATTATGCAACAAATCCTAATCTTGCAAATAATTATAGATTTGGAGTTGATGGTGATACGGACATAAATGGATTACTTGAAACAAACTCAATAAAAATAACTACTGGGGCCGTTGATGGTTATTTTCTTAAATCAGATGCCTTGGGTAATGGGTCATGGTCACCAATTTCTACTTCACAAGTATATAAAGGCACATGGAGTCCTGCTCCTAACATTGCACCTACGGGAACTACTAATGGATGGTATTATAGAGTAATAGCAGCAGGGACATGGAATAGTATTACTTTTGCAATTGGAGATGATATACAATATAATGGAGCATGGCAACGTATTCCTGGACAAGGATATACACTACAATTAGCAACAGGTAATGTCAGAGGAGGAATCATGATAGGCACAGGGATTACTATGACAGGTGATGTTGCAAGTGTATCAACTGCATACCGTTCTGATACATGGGTTCCAAGTTGGACTGATGTAACAAGTAAGCCCACAGGTCTAAGTTCATTTACTAATGATGTTCCTTTTATAGTTACTGAAACAGATCCTGTTTTTACAGCCTGGAATAAATCAACAGGGATTAGTATTGTAAAGTCACAAATTTCTGATTTCCCATATATCCCTATTGAATATACTGATGCAATGGCAGATATTAGAGTTGTTGCTGGTATTACAGGTAAAGCAAACTTATCTGGAGCTGCATTTACAGGTGCTATATCAGGAACAACTGCTACGTTTAGTGGGAATGTAACATTATTAAATGCAACATTATCAGGATCGGATATAAGACTTAAGAGTAATATAAAAGCAATTGATCTTAATGGAGTAGATAAAGTACAATTTAAGCAATTTACTATGAAGTCTGATCTATTAGGTAAGACAAGATATGGTGTAATAGCACAAGAATTGGAATTAGTAATGCCTGAACTTGTATATACAGATGATAAAGGAATAAAAGCAGTGGCATATATTGATCTACTTATAGCTAAGGTTGCACAATTGGAAGAACGAATTAAACAATTAGAATTATGCCATTAGTACCAGATACGAATACATTTAGTTTGCGAGATGTGGTGAATGCAACAGGAGGAAATTCATTAGATACAGCATTTACTAATTCAGTTGCAGGTAATTTTGATTCAAGATATGGAAGTAAGACTATGAATCCCAAAACGTTATTAGGGTTTAGAAATTATACATATTCAACTGTTACATATTTAAATCAAGTTAACTTTGGTGGTTTACTTATAACTGCGATAGATATATCAGCAGATGGGTCTTATATATTTTTGCTCATTGAACCAAATGCTCAAGCGGCAGAAATAAGGAGATATATACTTTATACTAAATATAATGTGAATACTATATCAACAACATATCAAGTTTTACAATTACCAATGTTATTTAATGGTGATACGAATGGACCAGGAGAATTATGGATACATCCTGATGGAAAAACTATATATACGAAGTATAGTAATTATATAAGAGAAATAACATTAACTACTGAAAATGATTTAAATTCATGGATTGGTGTTAATAATATACAAGTAAATACAGGTAGTTTTGTAATAAAAAGTATATGGGTTTCTGATGAAGGATATGTTTGCGAATCAGAAGATGGATATACACCTATTAGAACTTTTAGTTTAACAACACCCTATAGTGTAATAACAAATGGAGCAAAGCATTATAATAGAACTCGTCCTGCATATACAGGTTTAGAATACAATTTATCAGGAACATCATTTTTTGTTTTATCTAATTTTGGTACAGCATTTTTAGAACGTTATAACAATGGTCCAACTCCATTCTGTCCTTCAATTATGGATACAACTTTCGTTTCGGCTACAGGTTCTTGGGATTTATCTACAACAATTGTTAATAAAAATGCACTAGATTTTTGTTTTTCTGATAATAGACAATATATGTATACTCTTGATGGAAATACATTTGATGGAATATACATACATCAATTTGGATTACCAGAGTTGTAAAATAATTTTATCATTTAAATTATGATTAAAAAAATATTTTCAAAAAACGTAGAACTATCCTCTAAACGTATATTTGGTGGTCTGTGTATTTTTTTGTATATTTGTTTATTAATTGGAAGTTTCATTGGATTACAAATATCTTTAACTCAACAATCCTTAATGAATAACCTTTTATACGTAGGTGGTGGACTACTCGGTGCTGGAGTTCTGGAGAGATTTGGAACGACAGTAAATGACAATCCTAATAATATGAGTGAATCTTAATAGTTATAAATAGTTTAAATTTTTATTATGAAATTAAAGGAGTTTATTAAAATGTTATTTGCTAGATTTAGCAAGTGGAGGTTAGAATTTATTAAAAAACTATCCAATGCTTGCGGTAATGTTACCATTGATATTGAATCAAATGATCCTCCAATTAGAACCGGAGGTGGAACAACTCCTTAATCATGAGGTGGCTACTAAGGATAGTTAAAATCTGGCCAATTGCAATTAATTTATCTATTTTAATTGTATTAATATGTTACATGTTCAATATATCCATAAATAACTATGTGTATCCAATATTTGGGCATTCGTTATTTGTGGATATTTGTTTTTTAATAATGTCCAAAGCTTTAAGGTTCTGCTTTTGGCATAGATTATTAATTTGGAATCTTATTGTGATTATAGTGATGGAGTGGTGGAGCGTAAACTTTTTTATTATTAATGAAATTTATTACGTTAGAACATTATTGGCTTTAGTTTGTTGTACTATATTAGTATCAACATTTCTAAGGATTAAATATGGAGTTTTTAAACGATTTAAATAATTAATGTATGAAAGTATTAAGGAAGTTATTGGAAAAAGCAATACAAATGATTGATGATGGAGAGTGTGACAATGTTAGTGTTGAGGATTTGGAATTAATTTCAATATTAATTAATCATCCTACAACCATGGGTAGAGAGGCAGCAGCTGAATTTCTTGGGGTAAATTTAAATGAATTTCATAAATTAAGGAGAGATGGAATTATTTGTGAACCTAGAAAGGTTGTAGGATTTAAGGAACTACATTATTACACATCTGATTTGAGAAAGTCAAAGCAGGCAATGAGTTTGATTAATAATAATATTCATTAGTATTAGTTATTGTGGTATAGTACTTTTGATGTATTAATTTATTTATTAATCTTTAAAATTTATAAAAATGCTTACATTAGATGGTACAACTATGCCTAATTTTAATAATGGTAATAGTTCAGGCGCTGGATTAGGAATCGGCGGAGGAGTTTTAGGTGGTCTTTTAGCTGGGGGTGTCGGTGGTGCTCTTGCGGGTGGATTGCTAGGTAATCGCAATGGTGGCGGTTGGGGTGGAAATGGTTGGAATGGTGCTGCCGCTCCTGCTACTACAGCAGTTGCTACGGATATTGTTCTTAATCCTGCATTTCAATCAGTACAGAATCAGGTCTCAAATTTAGCTAGTCAAGTTGCTGCTGGTGATTTGAATAACATTTTGCAGAGTGAGTTTCGTAGACTTAATCAAGCAATAGATTATAATGCTAATCAGTTTCAATCTAGTCTTGGTGACATTGCAACCGCACAAGCTGCTGCAAACTTTACTACCTTAAGTTCTATTAATGGACTTGGACGTGATGTTCAAACTCAGGTGAATGCAACAAACGTTAATATGTTGCAGAATTTTAACCAATTAGGTTTACAGAACGTAAATGGTTTTAATAACCAAGCTATTCAGTCTCAAAACTTAGCAACTCAAATAATCAATCAGGGTGTAGCTAGTGCTGCTGCAATGGCTGAATGTTGCTGTGCAATTAAGGGGTTGATATTATCTGATGGTAATATGACTCGTGCATTAATTAATACAAATACTATCCAGGATTTGAGAGATAGAAATACCGATCTTGCAGGTCAGGTTTCTAATAATACTCAAAATCAGTATTTGTTAAACACCATTCTTTCTCATCTTTCTCCTGCCGCTGTTGTTTCAGCTGTAGTTTAATCTAACCGAAAGGGGAGTGTAATTACTCCTCTTTCTTAAGACTTTAAAAATTATGGCAAGTCCGATAACGATAGGGATAGCAACTGTAGTGGTTGCACCAATTAATAAAAAAAGAGTAAGTATACGATTTCAAAATACAGGAGCAACAATAATTTACCTTAAGAAAGTTCCTACAAATGGAGCTTATTGGGCGGTTAGCGCTGCTGATTATGAAGTTATGTTAGCCGTTCCTGCTGCTGGTACTATAGAGTTTTTTGAAACAAATTCTACTTCATCTTTTATAGCAATTAGTTCTGCTGCTGCTGGAGTACTATCAATTTACGAAACAAATAAAGTTTAATATCATGGAAGAACCTGTATATTCAATACCAGTATCTAAAGTGATGGAATTAGTTTTGATGGAAGAAAGGCAGAAAATTCGCAATTATTTTCAGAAAATTCTAGGAGAAGCAACTGCAGCTCAAATGGATTCATACGTACCTTCAGAGTCTGATGTATTACAATTATTTACACATTAATAAATTGTCACTATGGAAGAAAGTGTTAGTTTGGGTGATGTAGTTCACTTAAAAGAAGAAGTAGTTTCGAAGAAGATATATCCACTAGTTGAAGAAATGATATTCAGATCCGTAATTGGTAGTGAACAAGAGGGATATAGTCTTCTTCGTGCTGTTCAAATATTAGTCAATGAACTTGGTGCGAGTTCTATAATTGCAGTGGTGGATGCCATTGAGAAGAAACCGCAACTTATACAAAAGGCTAAAAGTTATTTACCTTTAATTTCAATGTTATGACCAGTGAATTCTTAAGTTTAATAAGTAAGGTTATCGATATTCCATCTCAACCATCTACTATGAAAGAGATAATAACAATACTAGATGAACACCTTGATGAGATGTGCGTATTGTATCCAGAAATATACTCTGATATAATAGAGGATATTCATATAGTAGTTAATGGTCCATATTTCGATTCTGAGTCTGTCGCAAAGGCGGTAGCAAGTTTGCAGAATGAGGATGGTACCGTTGGTCCTAAATGGACAATAACAGAAACAACTACTGCTGCATCAAGTGTAGGAGTTATATTTGAGAAGTATAATATGTATGATTGGTATTATGTTCTTAATATGGTATATTCTGATTATTATAATGTTATAGGTGTTAATCAACCTGTATATTTTGAGTTAGCTAAGGCTTGGATTAATGATAAAGATGCTCCTGTAGGAAAGGCTTATCTATATCATAAAATGATCTCTGATGTATAATGTTATAGTGTGTAGTTATTTTATTACCTTTGTAGCAAATAACTACACATGAAAACATCTAATACTGGTATTAAACTTATAATTCATTATGAGGGACTCAATGATGGAGATCTAACGGAAATTGGATTACAACCTAAGATGGATGTGAGTTCGATTTGGACGGTTGCCTATGGTCGTGCACTTAAGGATTTGGATGGTTCTTGGCTTAAGGGAATCGCTGGATATAAGAGATTATTGGAGATTTATCCAGATCTAGAAACTCTCACAATTGATGAAGCAATTGAAATGCTTAATGATGATTTAGTTCCTAGGGAGAAACAACTAAACTCTCTCAAATTAAATTTAAACCAAAATCAATTCGATAGTTTAATATCATTCATTTATAATTGTGGATTTGAAAATTTTAAGTCCAGTACTTTACTAAAAAGAATTAAAAGTGGTATTGGTTCAATAGAAGATGCCTTTATGATGTGGGTAAAATCTGATGGTAAAACATATCCAGGTCTTATTGCTAGAAGAAAAACAGAATCAACACTCTTCATTACTGGAAATTTGGTGTTCTAATAATAATTTAGCTATGACAAAGCAGTTCGAAAACTTTAAAACTTTAATATTATTTATACTGATTGCAGGATTTGTTATAATTTTGTACTTCAGAAATTCAAAGATAGAGTCTCTGAATGCTAAATTGGCTGAACTACCTAAAATAGAATATGTAAATCACATTGATACAATAGAGGACTCTACTCCCGTATATATCACAAAACTAATTCCATCTAAGGCCGATACCGAATACGTAGCAGTAATCAAATATCTGGAAAAGTCTTTAACCAAAGAAGACTCTCTAAATATCGGAAAGAAAGTTATATCCTGGATTGAGGATTACAATACAACCAGAACTTACAGCAAGATTTTCAAAGACGACAGTAGTGCTTTCGTAAAGTTTTCAACTGATATATACAGAAATAGACTTGTCGATCCAGAACTAATTTTTAAGAACAACTATCCAATATATAAAACTATTACCACTCCAAACAAAACAGAAATTTATGGTGGTTTCGGAG